GAGTCAAAGTGAAACACTATCATAGCAGGTATGCTCATTTAATATTCTTCAACCTTTGGTACAGTGTCTTAGCCGCCATAAATGCTTGAAAGTTTTCATCTATTTCCGTTGACCTGACCGCCTCAAATTTACCCGTGGCTTTATCACACCTAAGTATGTAAGTTGCATCAACTGGTATCCCGTGCATATCTTCAATGGCTTTGGCATACGCCGCAACTTGTAGATGATATTCTGGGTAAACTCTCTTACTCGTTTTCCAATCAATAACACAATATTCTCCATTAATAATAGCCCTTGCATCAACAGTTCCTGCATACTTATATTTCCTGTGAAAGATTTTTTCCTCTGACGATTTCCATTCCACCACATTCTCGCCAACCCAATCTTGAAATGCGTGAATTGCGTTCACCGCTTCTTCTTGTCGTGGCATCTTCGGTATCTCACCGCCTGCAATCTTCCAATTGATTGCCGCTTCCACCCACTCATGGGTAACACTGCCTATGTTCAGCGCGTCGTGAGACTTGCCTCGATAGGCAGACTTGATACCCTTGAGCAGTGGCTCGATAGCCATGCGAGACTTGTACACGTTTGTCTTTTTGGATGACGCATCCTTGTCAAAGAAAAAGTTTTTCTCTAACCAATCAGCGCCAACCTTCAAGGCCCACGGTACAAGAGCAGGCTTTGAGATTACATCCAATATCTTGGTAGCATTAGGTATAATCTCATCGCCCACCTTGTATGAATGGAGTTTGCTGTCGAATAACATCTCGACAACTTCGCCATCATGGTACTCAATCTTCATTAGAAGGGAACTTCTGCAGACCTAGAAGAACTTTTACCAGAGCCGTTAGTAGACATTGGCTCTTCGATACGACCAGAGAACCGCAGTTTGCCAGACTCTTTTGCCCACAATGAAACCCGCATCTTGACACCATCAACCAGTGCATAGCCGGTGATGTCAGGGCGATTCTCATTACCCTCTTTATCGTTTACAAACAGTGAGATGTCTCCATCTTTTTCTTTATAATCACTCATATAATTTCCTATAGTAAGTTGTTGTGTAATCTTCGGTTGGCTTGCTCTGTACGCCATACTTCAATGCGTAGTTCTAACTGCTTGAGTTCCCACCTAAGACGCTCTTCGTTTTCAATTGCAACCGCGACACCCTCAATTGTTTTAGTGACTTCCGGTTGAATCGAAACCCAATTCTCCTTGTCTGCTACGGTCTTGCCTACCGCCTTGCCGAACAGCATGGAGCGTTGAGTCTTTTTAAACTCCGTCAGTTGATACGTTTCGGCTTTCGCCTTCGCATACTGAGGAGCAATCTCTTCTATCTTATCCAGATATTCCTCTACCATTTGATCCATAGTTTTCATAACTCGATTATACCATCATTAAATGCTTTGTCAAGTGTTCGCAGAATAAAGTTCTCCTGCCAGTCCATGAACGCCGCATCCCCTGAGTGCATCTGTGCGTGACATCTAAAACACAGCGGCATGGTTAACCAATCACTAGCCTTGTATCCCATACCACCTGACAGTGGAGCGGCTCGACCCTTTAGATGGTGGGCTACCACCGTACCATCCCTAACCTCACAACCAATACATGGCAGGGTGGCAACCCACTCAAGATAAGCCTTACTCTGTATCCGTTTTGACATACTCATTAATCAGAATGTTAGCATAGTGTACTATCTTTGTCAAGTCTTCTATCGGAGTTCCCTTCTTGTCATAGCGGGAAGCATACTTAACTATATTTCCCGCACAGAAATTGAGATTATTCCGCATGATGTACTCGATAGGCTCCACTTCCATCTTGTAATGATTAGGTGTTAGATTCCGCATACACCACTCAAGCATTGCTCTTCAGAGTTATCCTCATAGATCACCCCACGCTTCGCGTGAGCCTCCTCATAAGGCACTGAGGTAATAGGCTGACCACCCCTAGCACCGTCTGGATACACCGTCAGGCCGCGTAGACCGCCTGCGTAGTGACTTATGATACTGGCGAACTTCTCCACCTGATCCTCATTGTTAGTCTCTGTACCCCATGCAGGCATATTCAGAGTAGAACTGATAGCGTGATCCACATACTTCTGCAACTGGAACTGGAATTTAATCCGTCGCTCTGGGTCTGCCGCAAGATCAACAGCCGACTCGATGCTGTCTGGTTTTATTCCTGAGTCAATAAGTCCTTGCGCCGTGCCGTCCACGACAAATTGATGTTTCCATTTTGTTCCATCTGAAAGATAACGTCTACGGTATGCGACTGCGTAGATCGGCTCAACTCCAGAAGTAGTCCCCGCGAGTATGGAGATTGTTCCAGTTGGAGCAATTGCTCGATACCCTTTAGGGCGGTTAAGAAACAGTCTATCGCAATGCTCGTCGGCGGCTCGTTTACTTTCTCGTTCATAGACTTTCATCCATTCTTTAAGTTCATCAACCATCTCGTACCGATAGCCACGCTTCAGTAACCACTCATGCATACCCATCAGTCCGAGACCAATACGACTGTTCTTCTGTCTTGTCTCCCTTACCTTCTCATACGGAAGTTCCGCTCTAATAAGCCCACAAACCAAGAACTTACTAGCAAGCCGTACCACATCACGAAACTCATCAATGTTGTCGATATTAGCAAGATTAACACTACCGAGATTGCAAACATCCGAGTCATCCTCCGAAGTAATCTCAGTACATGCATTGCGTAGCGTTTCATTTTGTTTGTCTCCAAAGTTAAAGGAGAATCCCGGCTCACCCGTCATCATTGCCTGACGTACATTCTTTAGGAACGTCGGGTTCTTCTCACGCTTCAGATCATTCAACCATGAGTCATCGTAGTTCAGACTGATGTTCATCATGTCCAGTGGAGCGGGAAAGTTAAAGTCTGATTGCTTTAACTGCGCGATATTAACATCACCCGCAGGCATATCATGCCAGTTCTTAGCCACCAGAAGATTGGTTGCATCCTCATGTCTCCAGTTTAGCGAACCGTACAGCGCGGATCGTCGTGATCCACCCTGCATGACGTTGCGTCCTACCTCATTCAAGGTGTACAAGAGAGGAATGGGGCCAGATGCCACGCCACCAGTGCGCCGTAGTTGGCGACCAGAGGGGCGACATAGGCTAACATCTACGCCTATGCCACCGCCGGTCATCAGGCAGGACATGGCCCGTTGTGTCACACCAGACCATTCTTCCCGCGTATCATCCTCTAGTCTGAGTAGATAACAGTTATTGTAGAACCGAGCCTCACGGCCTGCATACCAAAGGTATCGCCCACCGGGGAGAAACTTAAAGTCAGAAATTTTCTGTACCAGTTCATCCTGATCGGACTTATCCATCAGATTGTTTTTCTTACCATCGTAAGTACCGCAGACGTTATTGACTACGGTGTGCGCTTTGTCCTCCCAAGTTTCATATGGATTGCCAGCATACTTCTGCTTAAATATTGTCTCGCCTAGTTCAGTTCTAAATTTCATGCCGCTTTATTATACTCCTTTCTCCATTTCTCGATTTCTTTTCCGTACCGTTCTGCCATGATCTTATCATAGCCTTCCGGCGTGGCCCACTCTGCGGGATTTCGCCCACTGTCAAATGCTGAAGGATAGTAGAGATAGCGCCCAACGCCCCACAGGACTGCGGCTCTCTTCAGGGCATCACTAATACCCCCTTTGTCGCCTTCAATGTCAGTGTCACCCGCACCGTCAGACTTAGTAACCCATTTGTCTCCGATTCTGCACGACAGTTTACAGATCATTCTGCCGCCCAGATTTTCGTAGTGCGCCTGCCAACCGTCGATTCCGAACACATCATCAAGCCGGTTCATAACATCCCGCGCATCAATGTAAACCAAGTCTTTACCACCCTTGTAACCTTTACGCCACTTGTGCTGAGTGAAAGGTCGCTTGAGTGCTATCTCCAAGTGCTTCATAATTACTCCTTAATTAGTTTTTCGTGATATCCACCATCCGAATCATACCAGCCATGATACACGTTGTCAACAAGTTTTTTCCGGTGAATAACAAATGGTTTTTCTTCAGTGCCTTCACCCTCGATCATCTCATTCGCGTAGCCAAGATACTTGACAGGCGAAAAGAACTCATCCATAAATGAGCGATCAATCGGGTTCAGACGATTCATTAGTTGTCGCATTATAAACTCCTATAAAGTGTTTGGCATCCATCACTACCAAAGGTTCTAGTCGATTACGTTTTACGAATAGCAAAGGTTGATGGCCCTTTGCATTTGCTTTGGCTTGATTCCAAGCCGACCACAAATTCAGTCTTTCCACATTCTTGCACTCTATGCTGTATGGAAATATAGTTCTAGCGCGTGGAGAAAGTAATACATCTTCTCCGCCTGCTCCCATGCTAGTTGATCTAACATCGTCATCCTCTAGGTCAAAGGCATCAATTAACAGCGACCTTACCCACTGCTGAAGCCTTCTTCCCTTTTGTTTTCCTGATGATGTTTTCATGTGCAAAGTCCGCTAGCCCAGATTCTTGTAGTTTACCTGCGTCACCACCTTTAGCCGGTGTTGGCAGTAAACCTTTTGGTGTTAGTCCGCGAGTATAATAATTCATGGACGCCATGTCAAGTTTTAAATCCAAGTCCATTTCCGCGCCATCAAAATGCCTTGCTTTACAAAGACTTAGGTACGCTTGGTGATCCGGGTCATCATAGGTGCGACCCAAAATGATTACGTTGTCGGCTCTGTTAGTGATGTCTGCTGATCCGGCGATAGCCCACTTGTCGAGTCGATCCTTTACGCTGTTACCCTTACGCGCATGGGCCACTAGAATGATATGAATACCAAGATGACGCGCTGAGTTGGCGATGGCCTGCACCACCTGTTTCTGACCATTCCAATCGTCGCTGTTGAGACTCATGGTCATCAGAGAGTCGATCAAGACCATCTCTACGCCCAGTTGATCTACCGCGTACCGAAGTACAGATATCAGGGCGCGTGGCGTGATTGTGCCGTGCTGATCGTAGAACCAGAGTTTATCCCTAGCCCAGTATGTAAACTGTAACCCTGCGTCTATGTCCGGCTTATTCTGTAGCGACGCCTGTCGCCACATTCTACCGAGTTGCGACTTGGGTGACATCTCAAGCGAGATTGATAGGCATTTCCTACCCTGATCCATAGCAGACAGCAGAATCTGTGACGCAAACAAACTTTTGCCTGCTCCGTTGATGCCTGCAAGGATCGTTATCTCCTCATTACGCAATCGGAATTTATCATCAAACTCTGATAGCGGTAGTTTTGTGCCGGATAAATGCTCATCCAGATTAAAGTAGTCGAGTGTTTCTTGCGTGAAGTCACCAGAGGGTCTTATTTTTCTCTCAACTTCTGTGAGGTTAGCGTATTTAGCAAGGTCTTTTTCGCTGATTTCCATATTCTTGTACCGTATCTCCAGTTTCCGCCGTGGCGGTAGTATTGGTCAAAGGGTTTTCCGCCAGTATTGTAAAACTTATTCCAATCCTGACCTTTAATTTTTGTGATTGATGATGATTCCACCCTGACGGGCTTGTTATGATCGTTGTCTAGAAACTTGTGCGCTACTTTACCAGACATCTTTTGAAGTTTCAAGTAAATATCCCACGCCTGCACCATAGTTTTATCTGATACACTTGGTGATCTGGATAAGACTTTCATTGCCTTCAACGCGCTGTTCATCAGGGAGTCTACCTCTACATCCGCCTGATGGCGAACTGTCGCCACCAGACGTTTGGGTAGATTCTTTAGAATTCGTAATGCTCTTTTCTCTAAGAGTCCCACTGCCGTCGTTTATCCTGTTCTTCGTAATTCATTCTATCTCTTTCCTGTAGTAGAAACAATGC